GCCCTGCTTGCTGTTGCCCTGCTTGCTGTTGCCCTGCTTGCTGTTGCCCTGCTTGCTGTGCAGCCTGATCTAGAACTTTTGTAGTATTTGCGTCGGCAGGCTTACCCTTGGAATTTATCCAACCATTTGGACCTTTAGTGTATTTTTCTCCGCCGAAAGTTAATGGCTCGCTAGTTGTTGCCGGTGTGCCTCCCGAACTAGGTACGGATTTAGCAATGTCGGATTGATTATCTTGTTTATTACCTACCGGTGCAGGTTGTAGTGAAATATTGTCTGGAACTTTATTAGGATCGACATATCCGCTTTTTATGGCCCCGTCTATTGCTTGAATCGCTTTGCTAGTAAAATCTTTTACGAAATTGTTTTCAGCCATTTTGTCCTGAACACTAACGCCAGAACCAATACGTGAGGGGCTCGTCAAAGCACTAAGAACACTTGTACCAGCACCTTGTGGAAATCCTGCTTGTTTGGCAGCTGAAAAATCAGATATACCCTGCTTTGCTAGGTCACCGATCGCACCTAATGTTGCTTCACTTATCTTCATGTTTTTTTCTCAATGACTTGGCAAAACGTCCAGGTTCTTTACTTTTTATAGAACTTAACAATTTACGCTCTAATACTTCGGCTTTATCAGAACTATAGTTGCGATTTATCAATTCAATAAGATTGATAGCACTGGTAATGACATTGTGGGCTCTATTTTCAATAACATGATTAATATCACGGTTACTGCCAATGGCCTCTAGTTCTTCTAAAAGACTACGGGTACGCTTTTGCATAATATAGTATTTATCTAGGGTCGGAAAGTTTTATTTCTTTAGTGTGGCCAGTAGACTCTTTAGTTTTGCACTTTGAACGTCTGCTACGACTCTGCTTTTTTCAGGAAGTATTGTTTCCTGAATAAGTTCATTGCTGACCCCGATTTGGCTAGTACCCTTTACCTGATTCAATAATTGACTACCCGTAGGTTGCGGTTTTGGAGTGTTTTCACCGTCGTCTGTGATACGCAATGTATCTACATCAAACTTCAATTCAATCTTCTGTCCTACACCCGAACTGCTGCGCGTTTTCATCAACTGTATCTGATACAACCCACGCTCACGCATACTGCGACTTGTAAAGATACCGAACACGTTGTCAGCAGTATTGATCTTACTGATACCACCTGAAATGTGACTATGATCAAACTCAATTTCTTCAACTGCGCTACGATTCAACTGACTTGCTGTGACGAACAATACGTTCAGTTCCTTAGCCAAATTACGCAATTCTTCTGACACATACTTGTCCTTGACGAATAGATCGCTTGGACTGACTTTTGCACTTACCGGCATGATCAAGTCCAGATAATCAATACACAAGAAGTCACACTTCATGCCGGTTTGAATCTGTAGTTCCTTGACGTATGCTCTGATATCGTTGACGTTGCTTTGTGCCGGCATGTATTTGATACGCAACTGACCAGCCTTCTTAGATACCATCTTGACCTTCATCTCAACATTGTCTAGGTCTTTGAAGATTTCTCTGGTGCTAGTATCAGTCATCATGCTATCTAATCGCATACTACATAATCCTTCGCTCAATTCAAGTGTGATATACACACCATTGAGTCCATTCTGTACCCAGTTGACGGCTAGGTTCTGCATGATCAAACTCTTACCTGAACCACTTCCACCAGCAAAGATTTGTAGTTCGCCGCGATTGAAGCCACCATATAGTTTCTGATCAAGTGTTGGCCAGCCTGTACTGTTCTGACCATTATTAGATTTCAATGCCATCAATCGTGCGCGTGGGTCAGCAAAGTAATCTGTACCCATGTCTTTCTGTAGACTAATCTGTACCGCGTCTTTGATCAGTTTTTCTACAGGTCCATATTCGCCCTTCTCAAGCAGATCGGCTGCTTTAAGAATAGCCCTCTCAAGTTCTTGTTTTTTAGTGAATGATTCAAATTCTTCTAAGAACCAATCATAATGACCATCATCCAATTCATCGATACGTTCGATAGATTGATCAGTGGTTGCCTTGATCTGTATAGGATCAGGCATCACGTTATACTTCTTTGTATGCTCTGTGATGAATTCGGCTACTGGTCTAAGTCTGCGATCAAAATTTTCTGGGTTCATGATGTTCATCACACGGGTATACAACTCCGCGTTAGTGACCATCATCTGCAAAAATAATCTCTGTATATCAATGTTGTAGTCGTTTATCAAGTTGTTTCCTCTTAACTTCTAATTTAATTTTACTGTTTGTGGCCGACTGCAAGATACTTAGTAGAGTAGGCAGTTTCCCATATTTTATTACTGCATCATTAACATCTTTCACGCCCTCTGCCCATTCGGGTATGCTGACATGAAAGCCTAAATCTAATGCCCTATTGATGATTTCCATACCTGCTTTATCTTGATCGGGCACAACAATTATTTTCTTGTTGATCCTTTTTAATATCTCTGCTTGCTCATCGCTGATGCCATTAGTTGTCAATGCGCAACCATCTATGCTCAATGCATCGAATATTCCTTCTACTACTATACATACTTGCCATTCTGGTTTCTGTAAATCATAACCAAATAGATAACCACTCTGTTGTTCATTGATGAACTTGGGCTTTCTATCATCTAAGTATCTGCTCGTATGACCTACTACTTTATTCTCAAATGTATAAGGTACGATCACACGATTGCTTTGACGACCTTCTGCATCAGGGGTACACATAAAAGGATATCGGCTGATATCTATTTTTCGATTCTTTAGATATTCAATGAATACGCTGTGTTTAGGATTATCGACATCAAGCAATTCAGCATCAGGCAAATTCACTTCTTTGAATTTTACCTTCTTCTTTTCTTTTTTTACTTTGACAAAATCAAGCAAGTCTTTATGCTGTAAACTCTCAAGGCTATACTTGTTGATGTCATCTGGATCCATGCCACACCAACTCAGCAGTTGCTTGGTGTTCTTTGTCAATTGCTTGCCAAGTGTGAAACCAGATTTGAATCCACAATTAAAACAATGATAACTCCAGTTTTCACCATCCATGTGTATGCCCCCACGACCGCGACGATCAGCATTATGACCGCGGTATTGGCAGCACACAGCGTTGAAACTATGCCAACCGCTTTGTGTGCGTTTCTTCTTACCTGGAATTATTGAGAGTATATCAAACACATTATAATTATATCACCTTGTTGCGCAAAAACAAAGTGTATCGGCAAATCATCTTGCCAAAATGTGTGATACGGCTCCTGTATTGCTAGTGAATACCATTCTTATGAATGGGTGAAAGCCTCTGATTGTGTAACCCACAGTCTCAGTAGTCTCTAAGTATTCATGTGATTCTATAGGATACCAATCAGTGAGACTGCTACTGAATGTTCCTTCTATGGCTACTTCACCGTTAAACTCTTCTAGATGGGCTTGAAGTGACAATATTGGATTATCATTAGTATTGATGACGGAACTATAATATGTGTTAGCGTTTGGTAATACATTGGCTATGCTATTGTTACTGTCTAAGTTAGGAAATGGCTGTCCAGTAGGAATAGTGACTAATTCGCTAGGAACGAAACTTGGCAGTACGCTGTCTACAACATTGATCTGCCCACGTGCGCCGGCAGCAGGGTCTACGAATACAGGATATCCAAATTCTCCTACGGGTATCTCAAGACTATAATGACACATCTGAGCAGGAATATCTTCTATCTCTGCGGCGTTCAACTGCAAATATGCGATACCTGTCAATGGTAACTCTAGTGTCAGTGCTTTCTTTATCAAGACTTCAGTGCCGTCATAATTAATGATTCTACAAGTGATTTCTTTACCTGTGATATCGACTGGTTTCTGCTCTTGATTCAAGAACTGAAACTGTAGTTTGTTATCTACACCTTTGTGTAGATTCATGGTTTTTGCGTATACTGGCATAAAGGACCTCGGACTGTTTCCTGATAGTAGGACGACAATCTGGCGTTGGGTGAAAATGAATGCTGGTGTTGAATATCTTACAGTGTTAATAGTCAC